TTAAACCAAATCGTCAAACAAATAACGACACTCGGAAACGACCACGAACAAATTAACTTTGTTTACTTCGGAGATGTGTGGGAACGTTTGTCTAATGGCGAGGTTACTTACCCCGCTATGTTCTACACTTTAACGGGTGCTACTATAAACGCTAAAAATATTACCTATAATTTTAGCCTTTATTTTATGGATAGAATGTTAATGGAAGAAACAAACGAAACCGAAGTACTTAGCGATATGACTTTAGTAGGTCAAGACATAGTGGCTCAGTTACGTTATCCTAAAGCAATTTGGGATATTGGCGATACTGCTCCATTGACTTACTTTACTGAAAGCGACCCTGACTATCTTGCAGGAGTTAAGATAGACATTACAATGGAATTACCTTACTTAAACGACAGATGCGCAGTACCGAGCATCTATAACTATACAGAATGATAGGCAAAAAAATTAACCAATTAGCTACCGAGTTAGCACCAGTTAGTACCGATTTAACTATTATAGGCGACCCGACAACAGGAGTAAGTAAGAAGATTACACTTGCTCAATTAGGTGCGATATTTAGCGGTGCGGTTTCATTTTATACTAACCTTGCAGGGTTTCCTGCGGTTGGCGATATTAACGTTATCTATTGTGCTAAAGACACGCAGAAACTTTATTTATGGAGTGGCAGTGCTTATGTAGAAGTATTCCCTTCACAAGCTTTATTAGACACTTATCAGCTAAGAAGTGAGAAGGGCAACGCTAATGGTTATGCTTCTTTAGATAGTCAAGGTAAAGTTCCTATCAGTCAGCTACCGAGTTCTATTATGGAATACAAAGGAACTTGGAACGCATCTACAAACACTCCTACACTTACAAACGGAACGGGCGACACGGGAGATGTTTATATTTGTAACGTAGCAGGAACAGTGAACTTTGGCGCTGGTCCTATTACTTTTGCGGTTGGCGATTATGTGATTTATAGCGGTACTATTTGGCAGCGTTCAAGTGGTGCGGTGGGTACAGTTACAAGCGTAGCGGTATCAAGAAGCGGAGATGCTTTAGCAATTACTGGAAGTCCTGTAACTACAAGCGGAACTATTAACATAGGCTTTGCAGGTAATAGCACTCAATATATAAACGGAGCAGGTAACTTAGTTACGTTTCCTGGAGTAATTAATGAAGCACAAAACTTAATTACTGAGGTTTACAATAAAACAGGTGCGACTTTAACAAAGGGAACAGTTGTTTACATTAACGGCGGTCAAGGTAACTTACCAGCAGTTACTAAAGCACTTGCAACGGGAGATAGTACAAGCGCACAAACTTATGGCATAGTAAGAAACGATATTACAAATAATAACAACGGCTATGTAGTAGTTGCAGGTCGCATAAGCGATTTAGATACTCAAGCATACACAGAAGGTACTCAACTTTATTTAAGTCCTACAACGGCAGGTACTTTTACAAGTACAAAACCTTACGCACCTCAACACTTAGTTTATGTTGGTATTGTAGTAAGAGCGCACCCAACACAAGGAGTTGTAGAAGTTAAAATACAAAACGGCTACGAGTTAGACGAACTTCATAACGTAGCTGCTCAAAGCCCAAGCAACGGAGATATTTTACAATATGTATCAAGCACAAGTTTATGGACTAAGGTTGCAGGTACAACTTCAAACATAGCAGAAGGAAGTAATTTATATTACACCGATGCTCGTAGCCGTGCAGCATTAAGTTTTACGGCAGGTAGCGGTGCTTACAATTCTACTACGGGTGTTATTACTATTCCTACAAATACAAATCAATTAACTAACGGGGCAAACTATATTACACTTGCTTCTTTAAGTGCAGGAGCAGGAATAAGCTATAATAACACTACGGGTGTAATTGCTTCTACTATTACGCAATATACCGATGCTAATGCCCGTGCAGCTATCAGCTTAACAACATCGGGAACAAGCGGAGCAGCAACATACAATAGCACAACTGGTGTTTTAAACGTACCACAATACGCACCCGATTTAAGCGGATATGTTCCAACAAGTAGAACTTTAACTATTAACGGAACGGCTTATGATTTAAGTGCAAATAGGTCTTGGAGTGTAGGTACAGTTACAAGTGTAGGCTTATCTTCTGCAACAAGCGGAGTAACTATCGGCTCTACACCTATTACAACAAGTGGAACTATTACTTTAGCTATTGCTACGGCAAGTGGTTCTCAGCAAGGTTTATTATCAAGCACCGATTGGACTACGTTTAACAACAAGCAAAACGCTTTAACCAATCCAGTAACGGGTACAGGTACTACTAACTACCTACCTAAGTTTACAGGTACAAGTACAATAGGAGATAGCACAATACAAGAAACAAATTCTAATATTGGTATTGGAGTTACACCTACAAATGGTTATGGCGGATTACAAATAGTAGGGGCAACGAGTAGTAGTATTCTTACACAATTAGGGGTTGATGGCATAAGAGCAGGTGTTAGGTCAAGCGGAAATACTGCAATAGTTTTAGATAGTTCTAATACTACGTTTACAAATAGAATGTGGTATTTATATAATGCAGGTGCTTCAGGTAGCTTAATTATTGGTAGACCTAATTTAGATGTATTAACGTTTTCTAACTCAGGCAATTTAGGATTAGGAGTTACACCGAGTGCGTGGGGTTCAACAGTTAGAGCATTACAATTTGAAAATGGCGGAAGCATAGCATCAAATCAATCTACACAAGTATCGTTTAATAACAACGTATATTCTGTTCCCGGCACTAATGATTATTATATTTCAAGTGCATTTGCTACAAGATATATTCAGTTTCAAGGTCAGCATATTTGGAGTACCGCTCCTTCAGGTACGGCAGGTAACGCTATATCCTTTACCCAAGCTATGACGTTAAATGCGAGTGGTCAATTATCTTTAGGAATTACTGCTGCAACAGGTAACGCAAATCGTATACTACATATTAACGGAGCAGATAGTGCCGAACTGCATTTAACTCGTAGCAATAGCGGAAGCTCATCTACATTTGGAGGTTATGTAAACTTTGATGGTAGCAATAACTTTAATATACAAAATAGAACAGGTGGTGCTATAAATTTAATTACAGGTACAACAACTGCTCTTACAATAGCCTCTACAGGAGCAGCTACATTTAGTTCATCGGTTAGTGGAAGTTTAATAAGAGCAAATGATGGTGTATTTCAATTATATAGAGCAAGTGCTTTTAGAGGTGGGTTATACACATTTGATGCTGCAATAGGAAGTGGTACTGATTATTCATCTACATTAACAAGTGAAACTGATATAAATTTTCTTACAGGTGGAAGTATAACAAAAAAAGTTACATTCCTTGCTAATGGTAACGTAGGTATAGGTACTACTAGCCCACAAACTTTATTTACAGTATCAGGAGCAAATCAAGCTCTTGGTGGAGCATTTAATACTTACGGAAATGTTTTAATTACATCTAACGAAGGTCCTGCTATAAATAGGGGAGGTTCATTTTCTTTAGGAGGTAGATATTGGACTGAAAGTACAACCATAGCTACTTTCGGTAGAATACACGGCAAAAAAGAAGATGCTTCAGATGGTTCAACTGCGGGTTATTTATCTTTTGAAACTACGAGAGAAGATGGTGCTTTACTTTTTGAGAGAATGCGAATCAATTCGGTAGGTAACGTAGGTATAGGTACTACAAGTCCTGACCAAAAATTAACAATACAAGCACAAGGAACTTCAAACGGATTAATTTCATTTAAAAGTGCAGCAGGTACTACAACATCATTTGTAGGAGTACCAAACGCAAATGGCGATGTTATCTCATCAAGTGGAACTGCCGATTTATGTTTTAGAAATGAAACAGGTAATATGTTATTCGCAACTAATGGGAATAGTGAGAAGATGAGAATAACAAGCGGTGGAGCAGTTGAAATGACAGGAACAATAAAAACCGCATCACCAAGTTCTGGTAGCGCACACCCTTGGAAACTTGGAAGCTACGCAGCAGGTGGAACTGGAACAGCAACAGGAGTTATTTATATAGAAGTAAACGGACAAATTTATTCAATCCCTGCATTATTAGGAACACCTTAAAAATTAAAATATGACAAACTACAAATGGGTTATCAGCGCATTAGATAGCTACCCAAAAACCGCAGATGATTTAACAGATGTTATTTGCGTAATACATTGGAGATACCAAGCAGAACAAGTGCAAGATGATAAAACATACTTTGCAGAAGTTTATGGAGCTTCAAGCGTTCCTTCGCCTGACCCTGCGGACTTTGTACCTTACGAGGAAGTTACTTACGAAATGGTATGCGGTTGGCTTGAAAGCATTTTGAATGTTGAGTCGCTTAACGCAAACTTGGATAGTCAAATAGCTGACCAGATTACACCAAAAATTGTAACATTACCTTTGCCGTTTAGCAATCCACAATTATCTTTACAAATAAAAACAAACAATGAAGTACAAGCAACTACTACAATTAGTGAGCAGCCTTAACCAAGTTATTGGCAGCCAAGAAACAAAAGTTCAAAAGAAACTTTTTAAAGTACAAGAAAAGATTAGTAAACACCTTGAAGATTACAACAAGCAAGTCGAAGAATTAAGATTAGACAATGCTTCAGTAGACGAAAAAGGTATTTTAATCCTTAATGAAAAAGGGGATTACAAGTTTAATAAGGAAGGCATCAAGAAGCTGACTAAAGATATTGATGAGCTAAATGATAAAGAATTTGACTTTCAAATAATTAACGTAGTCAATCCACAAGGCTTGGAGAATTTCACATTCTTACAAGATTGGGTTACTGGCGTAGAATTTAACAAACAAGAAGAAGAAGAACTATAATGGCAAATAACCACCAAGCAGACCAATCAACAATCGTTTCTTTAGTTAGTGCTACTATTAGCATTACAAATATTCAACCGCTATTCACATTGATTGCAAGTTTGGTGGCTATCGTTTCAGGTCTTATGGCTATTCGATACTATTACAAAATGACCAAAAAGCTTAAATGAGATTAATACTTTTAGCCTTATTACTTACTTCTTGCGCTTCGGTTAAGAAGTTTGAAAAGCGTTACGATAGCACGGGGACAACTAAGATTGACTCCGTGCATCTTACTTTTTACGATAGCGTTACTAAGATTATAGAAAAAGAGCAGGTATTTACAAAAGAGGTTACAATTTATGACACTATCCGTGTAACAAAGGATAGCATTATAGTAGTTCCCAAAATCGTAACTAAGTGGGTATACCAGACAAAAGAAAAGGAAACCGACAATAGCTTAGTTAAAAAAGACACAATAGCGTTTAATCGCACAGAAACGGCTCAAATTTCGATTGTAGATAAAAACAAGGTAAGTACTGCAAATAACTTTTGGAAGGCTCTAATCGGTCTAATAATAGCGATTGTGTTAATTTTAGCATATTGGAATAGATTATGGAAGTAAACAAAGCAGGTAGAGATTTAATAAAGCAGTTCGAAGGCTGCAAGTTAAAGGCATATCAATGCAGTGCGGGGCATTGGACTATCGGATTTGGAAATACTTTTTACGAAGACGGAACAAAGGTTAAGCAGGGAGATGTAATTACTCAGCAAAGGGCAGACGAATTGTTTGATTACATACTCGAAGATTTTATCAATCAAATAAAACCTTTAATAAAAAGTTTATTGAGCGATAACAATTTTTCTGCTATTGTTTCGTTTGCTTACAATGTCGGGGTAAACAACTTAAGGAAAAGCACTTTACTAAAAAAGGTAAACGCAAACCCTAAAGACCCAAGCATTAGGGCAGAATTTATGAAGTGGACAAGAGCCAACAATGTGGTGCTTAAAGGGTTAGTGAGGCGGAGAGAGGCTGAAGCTAAACTATATGAGCAACTTTAGAACTATATTAGTAAATTTATTATCAGACGAAAGCAACAGTATTAGCCACAAAAGAGTAGTGGCTTTGCTTGGCAGCTTGTGTCTTTTTATATCCCTGTTCTTAAACATAATCTTAAAAATTAACCCAAGCGATAAGTTAGTCGATGCCGTCTTGTATCTAACGCTATTTGCTATGGGTTACACCACAATAGATAAATTCAGCAAAAAATAAATAATGCTAAAATCAAAACGAAAACGACTATT